GCGGACGGTGTCGACGGCCTCGACACGAGCGTCGTCGAGCAGGGACAGGCCGTACTGGGCCCGCATCAGGTTCAGGCGGGCGAGTGAGGGCCACGGCGTGGTGCGCGGCTCGTACCAACGGACGTCGCCGTCGTCGTCCTCATGCGGGATCGAGTAGTGCAGCAGGTCCCCCTCGACGAACAGCAGGTCCTTGTGGGCGCTGACGTCCGCCAGGTCCACTCCGATGTCGCGGAGCACAAGGTGCGCGTCGACGACGAGGTCGATGTCGGCCACGAGGGGCATGGACGACGTGTTCACGGTGGCTCGGATCTTGCGCTTGAGGTACCACAGGGCCTTGAGCAGGTCGTCAGTGGTGGACGCCCCCTTCTTACGTCCGGCCCGGCACGCGTACTTGACGACGTTGCCGAGCATGAAGTCCAGGTGGTCGGTGATGTCGGCGACCTGGGCGCCGTTGGACCACCCCTGCGTGTAGTGGGGCGGGTGGTTGATCATGTCGTCGGACATGGTTCCTCTCCTTCTTGTCATTCCTTGTGGTACCGCTGGCAGGTGTAACCGGCGGCCTTGATCACGAGATCGTCGTCGGCCCAGGAGGGCGGACGGCACATGATCTCGGACACTTCGGCGACGAGCGCGTCCTCGCTGAGGTCTCGCTTGTCGGTGGGGATCTCGCAGACGACCTCATCGTGGATGTGGGTGACGACGGGCCAGCCCGCCTCCTCCAGACGCCGTAAGGCGTTAACGAGGGTGTCGCGGGCTACCGCCTGCACGATGTTCTCGGTGATGATGCCCCCGTGCAGGGGCTTGTAGGGGACCCGGGCCCTATCGCCCCCCGTGTTGAGGACGTGGGGTACGAGGCGGGCGGGGCCCAGGGGGGTGCCGTCGACGTCGAGGGGCTGCCTCCAGCGACGGGTGAGCCCCCGGTAGACGATGGGCCTCTTGGAGGGCAGCCACACGTAGCGGTCCTGCCCCTTGACCTCGATGCTGACCAGGCCGGTGTCGACGGCCCCGCCGGTGTTGATGATGCGCTCCAGCTGCGACCAGAAGCGCCGAACGGCGGGGGACTTGTCGCGCCAATTAGTAACAATCTTCCGCAATTCCTTGCGCAGAATATCCTCCGGAGTGCCTTTCGGCATGATATTCCGGCCGCCCATTTTGAGCATTGCGCCAACGCCCCCGGCATAGCCGCACGACAGTACACAGGTCTTACCATGCTGCCGATCGAAGCCCCTTTCAGGTCCTCCAAGTTTAGCAGCCGTAGCGACGTAAATGTCCTCATTGTTGTTGAACGCGTCGATCATCCACTGCTCGCCCGACAGCCAAGCCAGGACGCGGGGTTCGATAGACGAGTAGTCGCACACGACGAACGGCCCCATGAGCAGCGGGCGGATCAGCTTCTTCAGCTCCGGGGAGGGAACCGAGCCGCCCTCCAGCAGCCTATTCACAGCCTGCTCCTCGGCCTGCGTATCGTAGGAGCCATCCGGGGCCTTGAACCCGTCGCGGGCAAGGTTCTGGAACTGGATGAGCCGACCGGCGAACCGGCCCGTCGACGCGCCGAAGTACTGCATCGTGCCCCGCAGGCGGCCGTCGTCGTTCGTGGCCCGGATGGCGGCGGTGAACTTCGCCGCGGCCGACACCGCACACTCCTGGCGCAGCACGAGCACCCGGCGGACGTCGTCGGGGATCTCGTCCTCCAGCAGGTCCTTCACCGTGTCCTTGCGCAGGTCCTCCGTGTCGACGCCCCGGCTCTTCAACCACGTTCTCAGCTGGGCCACCGAGTTGCCGTTGTCGACACCGGCGATCCTCTCGATCTCCTTCAGCGCCTCGGCGCGGTTGTCCTTGAAGCAGCGCTCAGCGGCTCTCGCCAGCTCGATGTCGACACGAACCCCCCGGTCGTTGATTCGCTGGTCGACCTCGTAGACGGCGCGCTCGCCGCGGGGGAAGCCGCGCCCGAGCAGCCGAGCGGCCTGACGCATGGTCTCCACGTCCTGGTCGCAGTAGGCGCCGAATGCCGCCCAGTCGTCGGGCTTCTCCCCCGCGGTCACCCGCTTGCCCTTACGGTTCGGCTTGGAGAACAGGTTGATGAGCCGGGTTCCGGCCTCGTCCTTCTCCTCGGCGTCGACGGACAGGGCGAAGTCCTTCAGGGAGGCGGGCAGCCCCCACGTGCGGGCCAGGGCGGCGGTGTCGAAGAACTGTTCGGGCGGCAGGAACTTCCCCCGTCCTCGACTCTTGAGCCTCGACAGGTTGACGCGCTCGAAGGAGGCGTTGTGGGCGACCTTGAGGACCTTCTTGTCGAACAGGCCGGGGATCGCCAGGATCGCCTCATGCCCTTCGGCTCGGTGCACCTCGCCGTCATTGAGGGCCCAGGAGCACATGAGGATCTGCCAATCCGGGTGCTCCGTATACTTATACACTCCGGCTTTTGCCAGGTCGACGGGCGAGTAGGTCTCGATGTCGATCCACAGGACGTCCTGCGTCATCCACGGCGCCCCGCCCGTCTCCGAGGCGGTCACTGTCCAACGGCCCTGGAGGACGAGCGGCCAGATCTCGTCGAAGCCGCCGTCGGCGGGGGCCGTCCACGGGCCCTCGACACCGAACAGGCCGATGGCCGGACGCCGGGGGTCCAGCGGCCAGTCGGGCCCGGCCAGGTCGATCGAACGCCCGATAGCCGACTTGATGTCGCACAGCACCCCGATCTGCTCTTCCGTCAGGTCGCGGGGGTCGGGCACCAGGAACACGGGCTTGGCGGCCCAGAAGTCACTCACCGTCGGCCTCCTGCTTCATCCTCTTGGCGATCTGCTCCTCCATCGCCCTCTCCATGGCGGCGATACGAGCACGCCCGCAGTTCTTGCGAACCAGGGTCTTGGGCAGCAGCTCGATATTGTCGGGGGCCCACTGCCTATTGGCGTCGGGACGACTGAAGAGCCACTGGCTGAACTCCTCCAGCGGTGGCAGGTTCATGTTCTTCAGGACCCAGTCGACGGCGTCGTTGTTGGAGTTCCAGGCATGGCCGCCCTGGAGCTTCCAGTCGCGCACGCGCCCGTACACACGCCTGCGCAGGGTGGCGGCGGCGTCCTCGTCACCGTTGGCGATGACACTGCGACGCACGCTCCCGGGGCACCCGCAGCGGGCTCCCCTGAGCAGGCCCTCGGCAGACCCCTGGCTGCGCCGCTTGCAGTAAAGGCACTCGATGTTGAATACGGCGCCGTTCTTGACGGTCCAGCCGACAGGGTCGAGGCTCGCCAGGCGCCAGTCGCCGAACGTGTGGGCGAGCAGCGCCCCCAGGAGAGGGTGCGGTGAGTAGGTGGTTCGAATGGTCATAGTTCTCTCTTCTCGGTTGATGGCTATGCGTTGGTGGTGGCCCGGGCCGTGTAGATGACTTCGCGGTCGCCCGGGCGTTCGGGGTTGGGCAGGACGTCTCGCAGGGTTCCTTTCTTCTGGCAGTGCATGAGGATCCGGGTGATCTGCTCGGGTCCGTCGAACTTGTTCTGGAACTTGGTGACCAGGGCGGCGTACGACACATGGTGGCCGGGCTGGGAGGCGACCCACTGCTCGACGTCGGACACCATGCGGGAGAACCCGTTGGAGTCGACCTGGTTGACCAGGGCCTCAGCGCACCGGGCCCACGTTCCGGCCAGGTCGATCGCCTTGACGACGTGGCGCAGCTCGATGGTGTCCTTCATCTCCGTCATGGCCAGTAGAGCCGCCACCCGCAGGGCGGAGAACGACAGCCGCTCGCAGGTGGGGAACAAAGCCACCGCGTTGAGCGGGTGGTTGGCGGCCAGGAACGTGACGTCGTAGGCGAAGCGCTTCCAGCGCTCCAGGGCGTCCTCATTGCACTTGAGGGGCACGCGCAGGTCGTCGAAGGGGCCCGAGACGGGCACGGCGGCCTGGAACCCCTTGTCCCAGTGCTTGACCACGGAAGTCAGGTGGTGGATGAGCATGTCGCGCACCTGGTCGACACGGGCCCGTTCACCCGTGCGCCACGCGACGTCGTTCGCCCCGGGTTCAAAGCCCTCGCGGGAGTCGACGACGACCAGGCACCGGGGTACGAAGCCGGAGATGATGCGCTCCATGGTCAGGTAACGGGCGGTGAGGTCGAAAATGCCGGTGCCGTAGAACGACATCTGGTGGTCGACACCGCCCTTGCGGGCCAGGCCCCCGGTTTTGCGCAGGATGGCGGGCACGCGCCCGTCGTAGATCTTGGTGAGCATGGGGATGAACCCGGCCATGTAGGACCCTTTGCGCGAGGCGGCGGCGAAGGTGTCCTGGACTTCGTCGACGCTGAGCAGCGTGGACAGGCGGGGCAGGTCGCCCAGCCATTCCTGGAGGGCTTCGGCGGTGGCGTCCTCGGGGGCCTCGTAACCGCTGCTGTCGACACCGCACTCTTCGGCGACGTCGTTCAGGACGCCGCGGGCCAGGCGCAAGGCCGTCGATTTACGCGACTGCGTGGTTCGCCCCAGGACCAGCCAGTAGAGGTTGAGGCCCATGTCGGTGAAGGTGAGCGGGAGCTTGGCGTAGCGCGACAGGAGGGCGGAGAGCATGGCCAGGCCGCCCGCCACGGAGAACTCCCAGGGGGCCTGCGGGGACTTGTGGCCGACCCAGGAGGTGAAGGCGTCGATGAACGTGTCGTTGATGGGCTGCTCCTCGGGGTGGAGGAACTGTACGCGCGTCCAGTACAGGCCGTTGGCGTCGGCGTCGAGCACGGAGGGCAGGCGGTCGACGAGCGCTTCGGGCGAGGATTCGTCGCCGAATTGGTTGACGCCCTCCAGGGGGGTCAGGCCGAGGACGCGCAGGATGTCGGCGTCGTCGTCCATGATGAAGTCTTCGCCGTCGTGGTACTGCCTCCAGCGGGCGGCGTCGCGCTGCACCTGCACCCACAGGTCGATGTCGGGGCGGTTGTCGCGCCTGTACTTGTTGCAGGCGGCCTCGTGCAGGACGAGGTAGCAGGAGCGGGCGTCGAACCCGGCCTCCATGAGTATGCACTGAAGGTGGTACATGCGGGCGGACCAGTCGTCGCCGATCTCGGGGCGGATCATGAACAGGTCGTTGGCGACGGAGTTGTTGACGAGGGCGAGCAGGCGGTAGATCTCGTTGGGGTCCTGCTCCTGGGGGACCTTGGAGTCGAGGTCCTCCTGGGACAGTGGTTCGGCCGGGGGGTAGTGGGCGGCGAACTCGGCGACGGTGACGGCCTCGCCCTCACGGGGGATCTCGACCAGGTCGACACCGCCCGCTCCTCTTCTCCTGACGGTCTCCTCGGAGTACTGGGTGACGCGGAACGGCGCGCCGTATTCTGGCTTCGTGTTATAGGACCAGGGGACGCGCAGCATTTTGGCCAGGGGCCAGCCGCGGTCCATGCCGTCGGCGGCATGGGCGTTGTACAGCCCGTGCGACAGGTCCTCCAGGTCGTTGTTCGACAGGTTCTCAGCGTCGAGGAACCGCCAGTAGCCGTGCCAGTGACCGGGGCTGGTGCGCACGAACGTGGTGGGCAGGATGGCGAGCTTGGAGGGATCCATGTCGTCGCCGTCGCAGTAGACGACGTCGCAGCGCAGCACGTTGGCCTTGGTGGCGTGGCGGGGGTCGGTCAGGGAGGGCGGCTGGGTGAACGTCATGGGCTTGAAGTAGACGTCGCCTGCGCCATGAGCCTCGACGTAGCGTCCCATGGCGGCCTTCTCGTCGGGCCAGGAGAACCACTTGAAGACGGTGAGGCGCCCGAAGGGGTCCTTGGTGATGATGGGCACCCAGCCGGGGGTGTCGGGCAGCACCTCCTCGAAGAAGGCCATGTGTCTCTCTTCCTCTCTTGCGCGGGGACGACGCGGCCCCGGCGCCATCAGTCTAGCGGCGCCGGGGCCCTTCGGGTCACCGGCGCAGGATCAGTGCGCGGAGCGGGGTGGGGTTCTTGAGGCCCACAACGACGAGGTCGTCGTCGTAGCGCCCCACCCACCAATCTTCCACGTCACCTTCGGCGCGCCGGTCGTAGACGTCGAGGGCGTCGATGTGGGCGATGTTGTCATACCCGTACTCGTAGCCGTCGACGAGGACGCGGGTGTCGCCGCCCTCCGTGTCGCGCATCCGCGTCAGCTTCTCGATCAGTTCGTCAAGGGTCATGAGCTGCTCCTCTTCTAGTACGACGTGAGCTCGTCCAGGACCCACTGCAAGAGCTTGCGGCTGAAGGGCTTGGGTGATCGTGCGGCGAAGACGATGAGGCCGATGTCGGAGATGACGGCGCCCCTCTGCCGCCCGCCCCCGGTCTCCACGTCCAGGTACTTCTTGTCGTCCTCGTACCCACAATGTGGGTACCAGCCCCGCTCTCCCCAGGGGTGCTACCTTTGTTAGTACCCCTCCGCCCTCGCGCGCTCCCGGGCGTCCTTGCGCAGCTCGACATCCAGGACCTCGTCCAGCAGCCAACGGTAGAAGCCCTCGGACCGCTCGGACCGGGACCGGAACGCCAGGCCGATCAGCGCCCGGGCCGACACCGCCCTGGCGTCGTGCACCCCCCGGCGCCCGGGCACCTTGAACCAGCGGATCTCGTTCTCGTCGAACCTGCGCAGCATGTTGGGCGAGTCCCTGTACCCCAGCGCCCGGGCCACGTCCGCGGCGACGAACCAGGCGCCATCGTCGTCGACGAACGCCCGCAACTCATTCTTCTCGTAGTAGAACAAAAGCATGGCTTCTCCTCTTTCCTTGTTGACCCGGCCGGGGTCTTGCTGAGCGCAGGGCCCCGGCCGGTCATCGTGGGATCAGAACGGAGTGGTCGAGCTGTCGACCGGCTCGAACTCCACCTCGTCGACCTGCCCCCGCGGGCTGCCCATCAGCGGAGAGCCGTCGGGGTTGAACATCGGCTGCCCCGTCTCACGGTCCACGCGCTGACGCGGCGGGGCCACAGACGTCTTGATCGTGCACTTGCGGCGCAGCATCAGCGCGAACAGGCGGTCGACGGTCGTCTTCAGCCCAGCCGCGTTGAGCATGGGCACCCGCTCACGCGGGTCCTCGCGCCACAGGTCCACAGCCTCCAGCATCCGCCGGAAACCGGGGTTGAGGACCCGCGTGGTCCGCCCCTGCTCCGTGCGCTTGAAGTAGAGGACCGTGTACCCCAGCACGACGACACCGTGGTCGGGGTCGTTGGTGTCGTCGATGGCGTACGTGAGGACGACCATCGGCAAGCCCTTGGACGACAGCCGGCACTCCGTCCTGGTGACGACGGCGTTGTGGAAACCGGGCTCGGGGGCGCGGAACGAGAACTCCTCCGCGACCTCCACCTGGGACAGGTCGAGGCCGTCCAGGGCGGTGAGGTCCGCGCCGGACGTACCGGCGGCGGTAGCGGGGAAGGCGGCGAAGGGGTCGTTGGCGGTCATGCGTTCTCCTTGTCGGTGTTGGTGTTGTTGCTGTCGGCATTGTGGGCGAGCATCCAGACCCGGCCCATGGTGGGGTTCTCCAAGAAGTCGGGGAAGTCCTTGACCCGGCGCTTGGTGATGGCCCCCGGCAGGGCGAAGTCCGCTCGGACGGCGAACTGCCCGCTCTCCAACCTGCCCGACCTCATGTAGGCGACGAAGTCGAAGTTGGAGGGCATGTGCTTGTCGGACTGCTGGCCCCGGAAAGCCGGTCCGATCTCGGTCTCCCCGGTCACCGAGTTGGTGACCCGGGCGACGTGGGTGAGGGCCAGGAGGTTGACGCCATCGCATCGCATGAAGGCGTTGATCAGCGTCATGACGTTGTCGTAGGCGTCGGTCCACGGCTTGTAGTTGTTGCCGGGATTGGCCGTACGGGACTCGCCCACGATGAGCTCCTGGAGCTTGTCGATGGTGTCGAAGACGACGGTGCGGTAGGGGAAGGACCTACTGTTCATCGTGGGCCGGACGACCTGGGCGATGAACCGGTGGGTGTCGGCCCAGGAGTCCAGGTGGATGATGGTGATCTTGTCCAGCTCGCCCCATTCCCTCAGGGGAAGCGTGCCCCTTTCGAAATCGAGGTAAAGGACGGGGGACATTTCGGGGACCCTGGATGCGGTGGCCGAAAAACTCGTCTTTCCGCTCCCTGCCCCTCCGTACATGAGTACCGAGATATCCTTGAGCTCCTGCGGGTCCTCCGCCGTGAAACCGGCTGCGGCGAGCATCTTATCAAAAGCCGATGTCGACATCAGGCCGCCTCCCCGTCGCCCTCATCGAGCGGGAACAGCGCCAGCTGCTCCCAACCCGGCAGGAGCAGGGTGTCGACGAGCTCCGCGCCCTCGACACCGCGCAGGCGCCACAGGGCCAGCAGGCGCTCCAGGTCCTCGCCGGTGCGCAGGTCGACGACCTCGCCCCGGCTGGACAGGGTGTACTCGATGCGGTCGCTCCTGTGCATGACGGCGGGGCGGGTGAACGTCAGGACGAGGGGCTCGGTGTCGCTGTTGAGCTCATTGGTGATGACCCACATCCGGGACGAGGCGCCGTCGACCGTTCTGACCTCCCCCTGGTCGTCGACCACGAGGCCGGGCATGCGCTCGGCTCGCTTCAGCACTCGGTCGATGCTCCTGGTGCGGATGGATGACCCCTTCATCGCGCCTCCCTGGCGACCCACTTGAGGACCTCGTCGTGGGTGCCCGTGCGGGCACGTGTCCAGCCCATCGACTCGCTCCACTCGAAAATGGCGACGGTGCCGTTGTTCCCCGCGACCAGCGCCAACTGACGCCCGTCCTTGGTGTAGATCACCCGGTAACGGCCCAGGTTGTTGCGGGGCCTGTCGAGCGCCCACCCCGCTCTCCTCAGAGCCTCTTCGATCATGCCGATCACGGCATACCTCCCCATGCGGCCATGCCGGCCTCCTCCTTCTTCAGTCGCTTGCAGCGGTAGCATCCGGGCGAGGACTCGTATCCCTCGCTCGACACCCCCGCCCGCTCCTTTTCGTTACGAACCCGGGCCACGAGCTCGCTGAAACGGCCCAGGACGGCCTCGGCGACGGCTCGACGGTACTGGAACACCAGCGTCCGGGCCGCGCCCGGCAGAACGTCCGTGGATGCGTCACGCGGGATCATGAGCAGGCTCGCCTGCTCCACCTCGTAGCCGTCCCTCTCCAGGGCGTAACCGTAGAGCATCATCTGCGCGTAGTACTTCCAAGCCGTCTCCCAGATGACCTTGTCCCGGTCCATCAGGACCGACCCGTCCAGGCGGTTGTGCACCACGGAGGAGACCCCCGCCATGCGGGCCTTCGACAGGACCTTCCAGTCGATGACCTCCCTGCGCTCGATGTCGAACAGGTCGACAGTGCCCCTGATCGGCCCGTAGCCGTCCACCTGGGCGACGTCGACCCGCTTCTCCACGAGGACCAGCCCCGCCCGCCCCTCCGGGGAGTCCGACAAGCGCTGCTGGGCGAGCAGGTGGAAGGCGGTGCCCAACAGCGGGGCGAGCGGTGTCCCCGCCCTCTTGTCCTCGTAGGTACCCCGGATCTTGTCGGCCAGGCACCGCTCGCACACGTCGCCGAGCTCGGAGGGTCCCACGTGGCGCTGCCGGTCTCGGTCCGTCGGGGCTCCGACAATCTCCAGGGCCCGGCCCGTGGCCTCAGAACCCCACATCCTCGCCCCCCTCCCGCACGCGCTGCACGAGGTAGGGCTCGCCGGGCTCGCACGCCTGCGCGTAGATGTCGGGGAACCGCTCCTTGAGGGCCTCGGGGTCGATGACCTCCTTGTACACGCCCATCCGTTCGTCCGTCGACACGAGCCTCTCGTCGAGCAGGGCGGCGGCGACGAAGGGGCGGAAGTGCGACCGGCGGGTGAGCACGGCTCCGTCGTAGCGGTCGAGTCCCCTCCTGGTCATCTCGGTGGCGATCGTCTGGTTGATGCCGACGAGGGCCCGGTTGACGGCGGAGCGGGACTCGATGAGCCCGGCCCGCCTCTCGATCAGTTCGGACAGTTCGTCATCGTTCACGTGTTTCTCCCTTCCTTTCGGTTCAGATGAGCCCTGATTCCGTCAGGGCGCGGTGCCTTTCGGCAAGTCTTCCGACGACGGTGTCGTCGATGGTCCCGGGGCACTGCACCAGGTAGCGCACGACACCCCGCGTCTGCCCGGAACGGTGGAGCCGCCCCTGGGCCTGTTCGTTGATGACCAGGGAGGAGTCCCTGGACATCCAGATCTCCGTGTTGCAGTCGGTCTGGAGCCCGTCGACGCCCTCAGCGATGGCGGACACGACGGCCAGGAGGATCTGCACCTTCTTGTCATCACGGAACTTTCGCCAGCCCTCGTGGTCGTCCCCCGACACCTGCTCCACCCGGTAGCCCGCCTTCTCCAGGCGCCACCGCAAGGGCTTGAGGAACTTGCGGGAGTGGGTGAAGACGATGACCCGCTCGTCCCCGATGTCTTGGAGGATGTCGAGCAGGGCGTCGATCTTGCCGCTCCGGGAGTCCTTGTCGAACGTGACGATTTCCTTCAGTCCGCCGGTTTGCGTGGTGAGGTCCATGACGATCGGCTGGGCGAGGGTGGCCTGCTGGAGGCGGGTGTCGAGAACAACCGGGAGGTTGACGGCCACGGGGTGGTCGTCGAGCCAGGCGATGGCCTTGTCCCGCCACTGCTTGTAGATGCGCGTCTGGTCGCGGGTCATGGTTGCGGCGACCCGGCGAATGTCGACGTCGGGCAGTTCGGGCAGGGCCTGCTGCCTGGTCACCGACACCCAGCATGGGGTTGTGGCCCGAACTCTTCCGGGCCACTTCTCCTCGCCGTAGAGCTTCCCGTACCCGGTGTCGGAGAACGGGTTGTACTGCGACTTGAAGAAGAAGTCGGCGAAGCGGGTGAATGAGGTGTAGCGCACGGGCCACAGGAACTTCAGGGCGCCGAAGATGTTGACGGGCAGGTTGCCGGCCGGCGTGGCCGACAGAGCCAGTCGCCGCTTCGCCCGGATCCGGCACAGGACCTTGGAGTTGAGCGACTTGTGGTTGCAGGCCCGGTGGACCTCGTCGGCGATGACGACGTCGAACAGGGCGCCGCCGAAGGCGTGCGTGTCGGGCGCGGAGACCATCTTCCCGGTCCGGTTGTCCTTCTTCTTGTGCTTGTTGCGGGCGGTCATGAGGGACCAGCCGATGAAGAAGACCCCGTGCTCCTGTCTGTTCCACAGGGCTTCCAGATTGGCTTTGCGGTCCTTGCCGGTGGCGGCGCACTCGCGCAGCTCCATACCCCACACTTCACGAACATGCCGTCGCCAGCCGTCGATGGTGTGCAGGGGCGCGACGATGAGGACGCGGGCGTCCTTCGGCTCCTTGGCGTCGTGCTTCAAGCTTCGCTTAGCGCTAGTGAGGGCCATCACCGTCTTGCCGGACCCGAGGCAGGTCGCCAGCAGGCCCGTGCCCCCGGCGGCGGCGATCTGTTCGACCGCCGCCGCCTGGTAGTCACGAAGCCTCATCGCCGTGCCTCTCCCGCTCCAGCTTCTTGAGCGTGTTGCGGGCCAGGTCCTCGACGTCGGCGGCCACGTCCTGGATGATGCTGTCGACGCTGTCGCCCCGGTAGTAGATGACGTTCTCGTAGCGCTGGTAGCCCATGTGGTCACCGTCGGTGAGCATGCTGGGCTCGCTCATGTAGAAGGCCACTTCAAGGACGACCGCCCCGTGGTCGCGCAGATAGTAGTACGGGCCCCGGATGTTGCCCAGCACGTACCACAGCCAGGGGTGCTCCACGCGCACGCACACGTCCGCGCCGCCCTCGTCATCCCACTTGTCGTCCTCCGTATCGCAGGCCGACACCCGCACGGGCGGGAAGTCGTCGGGCAGGAGCGCCTTGATCCGGTCTTCGATGTA